ATCATAATAAACCTATTTGCTAGAATAGTTGGGGGGTTAGCGGCCACGGCCCCCCTATCCGTGTTCTAGCAGGCGCGGAATGGCCCTGCCGCTAGATTACTTGTTTGCCCATGAAGGAACCGCGCCAGAACTTTGCGGAGCCTGCGTCATAGCTTGCGCTTGGACACCTTGAGCAGCGATTGGTGTTTGCTGCATAGGAGCCTGACCTTGGGCAATATACTCACTGTTATTCGGAGTCAGCGCAGCCATTAACTGGTTGCTATCCGCATATCCGTTCGTACCTTTCTTAACGCCAATCTTAGCGCAAATCTCCATTGCGTTCAAGTCAAACATGCCAGAGATGTTACGGTTCTGCTGTGCCTCTGGAGACATATCAGCAGGGTCGATAGCGCGTGAGCTTTCAACAATTGACTTCAGTGTGCGCAAACCAATTTCCTTGGCAAGCGGCATACCGCTATCGCCCATTTTGTCACCATCAACAAAGACGCTGTGCCAAAACTTGCGACGATCAAACTGACCACCAATGATAGTGAACTCTAGGTTTGCCCACTTTGCAGAAGTGCTCATAGATTTCTTGAACCAAGAACCCTGACCAAACTCCGGTAATTCCATTTCGCCTTGCTGCACAACAATTATAGCGCGAACAACAGTACCTTTTGGAATGAGAGAAAATTCTTGAGCTGGATTTTGGTCTTGTGGAACATTATTTAAATTAAGCATTATGATTCCCCTTCGCTAGAAGTTTGAGTTGTTGGATTAACAAAGACTAATTCTTTGTCAGTTTTGTTTGAGCCACTGCTCATTTTTTCAATTAACTTTCCTAAGTGTGGCTCTTCTAGTGTGTCTAATCTGCCAGAACGGTCTTTAGCTGGATAGCCCCATTCGTTCAGAGGTTGACATACAAAGGCACGATACTGACCGTGATCCCCTGTTAACACTGACATTGTGATTACCTCGTCAACAATTCCGGGCAATTCACGGCCAGTTTTACTTCCCTCAATCTGAAGGGAGTATTGCTTGCGTCCGTACTCGTCAGTAACTTCGTCAAGAATTCCAACAAAGATTACGTTCTTAGAACGGATGTGTTGAATGTGGGTTAGCCATGACATCATCTCACGACCATGCAAACCATACGCCGCACGAGTGTCTAGCTTACCAGAGCGATCAGAGCGTACTTCTGGCTGTTGTAAGCACCACTGAAAGCACAAACGCCCTGCTACGGTAATCGAGTCCACAAATAGTGTATCGTACTTCTGCCATACCTCTGAGCCATCGCCATAGATTGAAGCTACATAATTGTAATGTGACTCGCTGTATGGCTGATCTTCAGCCAAGGATGGATTTGCTCCGCCTAAGAAGCAAGCGAGGTCACGGCAATCTGCCCATGTACGAGGGCGAACGACATCAATAGGATGTCCTTCGATAGCCGCGTCACCAGCTTCTAAATCCATAAACAAAGTTGTTGTTGAGTTTAAAGTGCGAGCCAGTGTGGTTTTACCCACACCGCTTGCGCCACAGACTACAATCTTGTGGCCTTTTTTTTCGGCCATACGCTGGTCTGCTGTGATAATTTGCAAAGCCATTATTCCACCTCCTCTACTGTAACTCTGCCTACCTCTACGGTACGGCACCCTTCAAGCTCATCTTTGATTGCAGGAGGAGCGGCTGTGAATTTGCGTTCCTCTACAGCGAACGTCAGCTTGCCATAGTGTTGGGCATTCTCTGGCGACATGTTGTTAAGAGTGTCACGCAGCCCGTCTTGATCCCATGTGACCTTCTTGCCCACAGTGACTTTTAGACGTTGGTTTCCCTCAGTGATTTGGGCAGTACCAAAGTCTTTACCTTGCGAGCGCAGCACGTCTTTTGCCACTGGTAGAAATGTATCAGATAGTTGTTCTTCAACGTCTTTTAGTTCAATACGCATCCCATTGATAACGTGCTTGAGTTCTTCTCGACGTTCGAATAGCTCACGACTGTTCATGTCGATTCCTTTCCGCTAAAATTACTAGAACCCTACCTATCCCATAGAGAGTGGGACATGTCAATAGCTTTTTTTAGATAAAAATATTTCTATGCCCAGACAAGCCTTCATGAGCTTTTTTTTCAGCTTGAACTCAGGCGTCTCAACGCCCTTGGCGTCTTCAATAATTGTTTCCCAATCACCGTTGGCATTTTCTTTCTCATAGCGGAAGTCAGCAATATAGGCGCATATCTTCTGATCGTTTACCAGTAGGTTGAACCTGACCTGTAGTTCAAGATTGCGCACCCTACCCGCACGCTCAAGGCTCTTTATATATAAATATCGTTCTGATTCCCACTTGGAGTCGAACTTAATTCCTTGCACAGTTACTTTCTTGTTTCCGTACTTGGGTCTTGACCCACGCCGCTTGGGATTATATACAGTAGGAAAAGTCATTTATGGGAAGGAAACTCCATGCCAAACCCCGGAAAATATAAATCCGTAGGTGTTTCGATTGAAGCGTATGATAAGCTAGTCTTTGTTGCAGAGCACGAAGATCGTGCTATCGGGCGACAGCTTGCACGCATGATTGATGAAACATACGAGGATATTCAAGTCCGTGTCAACGCCAAGCCTAATTACCGTCCTCCTGTTGGAATAGGCGGCTTGGCGTCAGTCATCGAAGATTAAAGAAGTTCAGCGTTACCTAAACCGCCCAGTAGTGTTGCTGCCACTGCTGGGTTTTCGCGTGCGCGTTTTCTAAGCTCGCTCTGCACGTTCCTTTGCAACATTTGAATTGGACCCATAGGTTCTGCGGGTGCAGAAGGCATTGATACTTCAGGAACATCAATACTTGGAATTCCGAGAGAAGGTCGAACATTTGTTCGGCTTTGACCGGGCTTCTCATATGATCCAAGTCCCGCAGCGCGAGGTGCAGTATTTTTAAATGCTCTGCTGCTTTGACTTGCTGCTGATGCAATGGGTTTAATCATTCTTCCTGCTTTTGATGCTGCGGCTCCAACATCTAATCCTTCTTCCACCAATGATTTGTTTAAGATATTTATCATGGCTTGTGATTGACCTTCAGGACTATTCCCTGCGACACGGCGAAATTGCAGGTATTGCTCGGCGGTTCCTTTTGTACCCAACACGTTTGCAAACAGTTTTATTTTACCGATTGAACCAAGTGTGTTTATCGGATGTTTAAACATGTTCGCCCAAATTGATCCCGCTGCAATTGAGCCTTCTTTTCCGACATCGCCAAGATCAACTAAATCGTCAGCAAATCCATACAAAGCATCAGAAGATTTCTCTCCCAATATCTGCCTTAATGTCCCACGCTTATAACCCGACAAAGTGTCTTTTAGTGAGCTTGCCGCTTGTGGGCTTGCAAACACTTGATCATCCACAACAGAAAGAATGTCTTGTAATACAACACTCTTCATGTTTTCTTTCATTTGTGGATTTCCATCGAAAAATTTCATTATTTTTATGACTTCACTTTGAGTGAGTTTGGGACTTGTTAAAGCCTTAACAACAGAGTCATAGTTTTCGTAAGTCCCAGCGTTAATATCTTTAATTACGGTAGTTTTTAAAGCGTCATTAAGCTCGTTTTGTTTAGCTAACATATTCTCCATAGACTTCACTATGCTTGATTCACCACCCACTGCATCAGTCGCGTTTTGGACATCTTCAATAGAAATTCCTTTGCGAGTGTGAGCGCCACTTATGTCTTTAGCAACTCTTTGAACTTGGCCCCATTCGTCACCAAACAAAACACGACCTGTATCACCTAGTTTTTTGACATGGTTGTAAAACTTACGACCATCAAATTTAGTTGGGTCTACATCGTTTCTTCCTGCGAAATCCAAGCCATCTTCCAAGTATCTACGAGCAAACATATCGTTTAAGATACTGGGATTATCAGAGGCATCTAGCACAGACTGAAGACGCGCTGGAGAATTGGCCTTGATTACCTTGTCGTAAAACTTATCTGCAATTTCTCTTGCGCCATATCCTTCAAAGTCTTGGAGATTATCAACTGATCTAATGATGCTTAAATCAGCGAGCTTGTCATATTTCTGCCTGAACTCACGATAGTTCTTCATAGCAAATTTTCTTTGAGCCGCTGCCTCTTTAAGAAGAATTTTGTCTTCTGCAAAAAGACCCGTCGTGTTTATCCTAATATCATCTATGATAGTGTCTGCATCCATCATCTCATCAATTTGGTTTCGCACTTTATCTAAAATGTTACGCCCCTTAGTGGTAACATTGCCTCCAAAATAAAGACTGTCATTTATTTGCTTTCGCAAAATAGCCATTTCATTAAATGTTGCACCACGGCTGCTTGTTCCACGCAAAAATACTTCTGCGCCATCAACAGCAGGATCAGCTAAGTTGCGCATTTCATTCATGTAATCTGTAAGTTGGTTTTTTATTGGAGTTACGTTAAATATATCTAGCTGACCTCCTTGCTTCATAACTTGTTTGCCGCTCGCACCCGTTACAGTCGATTGAATTTGATTAAGCATGTCATCTATAGCGCGGAAGTTAGAAACAGCATTCTCATTCCCAGCTTGAAATGCTTTTGTTATGCTGCCTAAAGCCTGTGTGTTTAATGGAATAGACTTGTCATAAGAAGAAGACATTAAATCCATTGCATCGTCTACGGCGTTAAAAATACCTTTTTGCGCATCGTTTCTGGCTTTTCTGAGCTTTGCAAATTTAGAAGGAGCATACCAAACAACATCTTCACCTATTTCACTTGCAGCGTCACCTTTAATACCATCAAGAAACTTTGCTTTGTCGATCAACGCTTGGTTCGTATTGTTGTCAATACGTCCCATTACCTTACCTGCGTTTTCAGTAAACTTTTGACCATAAGCAAAGGGTTTTGGAGCGCCCATTGCCTCAAGAGATGGAAGGTAATTACGGCCTACAAGGCTTTCCATTCTGGCTAAACGCTCATCAGCTAATTCTTCTGCTGGGCTTCGCCCACCAACGCGACCTGCTAAGTTCTTTCCAGCGCCTAGTATGCCTCTTCCAGCACCGATAATCGCTGCGCCTAATACTTCACCGCCAGCGCCTATAACGCCTTCTATGGCTACGTCACGAGCTACTTCGCCGAAGTCTTGCGTCTGCACGCCGTAGAACGACTCAAGAGCTTCTTCCAGTGCCTGACCAACCATTGCGCCAGCACCAGCACCAGCTACAGCACCAAGGCCGAATGATGGCCCACCACCGATTATAGCGCCTGCTATAGAACCAACAGTTTCTGGAACAATTCCCGCAAAGTCAGCGAAGTCTCTTGCGCTAAAACCCTCATCTTCGATGACAAGGTTTTTGCCGATAGGCTCCATGCCGCGAGCTTCCTGACCAGATTGCGTTAAAGCAAGCTGACCGGATGGATCACGCACATAGCCGTCTTCTCCCACCAGCCTTGATAAGATGGCCTCACGATCACCTTCTGTCTCACCAAAAGACATAAGAGAGCGAAGCTTGCCATCAGCACCTTTAGAGTAATCAAACATCTCGCGGTCACGCCCTTGGCGCTCATCAACCAGTTCGTTAAGAGTTTTGCCCTTACCTAATGTTGTAAATGAAAGAGAACCTATTAAATCCACAACATCTTCGTTTGCTGCATCGCTTTGTATAGCCCTAAACGCATCCAGCTTTTGTCTGTCGGTTAAAGCTCCAGACTTTATGCCTCTGAACAAAGTTAGCTTAGTGCGGTCATCCATTATGCATTTGCTCCAGAAACTTGCTTTGTATTCTTCTTGAACTCTACGCTTGATAAGTAACCTTCAAGTTCATTTTGCTCTTCTTCTCCTAAAGGACCATCTGACAATCTTGAAGCAATATCTCTTCCAGAATATCTATCCAGTGTACTTAAAGCACCTAAAATCTTCTCTTCTTTTTTAATAATGATGTCATTAAAGAGTTGGTTTAATTTGTATGTGATTTCATCAGCCGTACTACCAGCCTTCAAATCACCTACGATTTGAGCAACCCTTGCGCGGTCTGCATCTGAAATTGTCTTACCCGCCTCACCTAAAATCTCTGGTGCGTTTTGTGCTTGAAGTTTATCTAAGATAAACTCAAGTTGTTGAGTTGGAGTTATGCCTTCTCTCATATTAAAGCCCAGAGTTGAGGCCAATGAGTCTAGCTTATCGACGCCAAATCTAAAAATGTTTACGCCTTCAGCTAATCCCATTCCAGTAATGAATTGCTGTTTAGCCTTGTTAATGTCTCTAGCTGCACGCGACAGGCCCTGATAAGCATCTGTGCCTGTTCCCACAAGGAGGTTTTCCTTACCCGATTGAGGCAATGCTCGCCATGTTTCGATAGTAAACAAGTCGCCAGCACCTTCTCCAAAAAGTTCAATTTTTCTAGGAGCCTTTGTGTCGTAATATTCTTTAGCTTCTGGAGCCTTCATAGCATCATCGACAATTTTACCCCACATTGATCCGGGCAATATATCAAACTGTTCTCTAAACTTAGGGTCCATTTGCAATGCGTTAAGCTCAGACCTATTTAATGATTCCAGCTTACCTTTGCCTTCACCTACTGAAGTAGCCAAAAAATCTACTACATTGTTTGATTTTGGAACTATGAAATAGTCTGAACGCTCTTTAGCTTTTTCTTTAGCGGCCCTTGCAATTGCTTGATCAGAGTTCCGCGCCTCAAGAGCATACTTGCCAGCCGCTCTGCTTTCTAAATCAACTTTCTCACGCGCTTTAATTAACTCAGGCATCGCCTTTTCTGAGGCTTGGCCTAAAGTTGTCATCATGCCGCTGAAGCCTTTGCCGCCCATTTGGTTCTGCATCATAGTTGCGCCAGCCGCCATAAGAGCCGCACCAGCATTTACTTTTCCCGGTGCTTTTATTCCTGTGGCTTTAAAAAACTCATCTTTGTATTCTTCTATGTCACGAACTTTATTTGTTTCAGGACCTTTGCCGCGAACACCGCTAATGAAATCTTCCATAGATGCAGCGAACAATTGTTCGGCTGTGTCTTTTTTAGCTGCGGTTGAGTCAGCGATACTCATAGAGCTTAAACCACCTTGGCTATCTACAAGCTGTTGTTCTTTTAGCCTAAATGCCTCTGCTTCCTCTGCGCGTTGTTTTTCTAGGAAATCCGCTCTTTCTGTAAGCCCTTCGGCGAATTGACCCCTACCACCAACGGTTCCCAGCGCGTCTATTTCCGCCTGCAAGTCCCTTGCATCTGAAAAACTTTTAGTCGTACCTTCACCAGTTGGGTCGTATGTGAATTTTTCACCCGGAGCCAAGTCCTCAGGCACAAAATCTGGCATACCCAATGTGGGATCGTCATCACCAAAAATGTCCACAAGGTCAACACCAGCTAGTCTAGGATCATCTTCTTTTATTCTTCCAGACTGAACACCTTCAACAAAATCAGTTGGAGAATTCATATATTCAGAAAGTCCACCAGTCATTTTCATCATTAACGATAATGGCAAGCCTAATGGCATAGGGCCACCGGGTCCAGAAATCTTTATCCCGCCTATTCCCTCCGAAATCTGTTGACCTTTAGTTAAAGGAATATTGCGTCTTTGAAGTTGTTTATTGTAAGCGTCTGTTAAAGGATCAGCCATGTTTGCCTCTTAACCTGTCATCATTTGGTTAACGCCCTGCATGTTGGAATACATTCCAACTCCTTGCATAAATGGGTCTGGGGTTGTTTGTGGTGTATTCGTAAACTCACCATACATTGAAGCAGATGGAGAGCCTGTCAAGAATGTTTGCCCATAACTGTATGGAGCTAACGCTTGCTGCGTTTGATTAAGAACATTTTTTCTGCTCATGTCTTCAAGCTGTTGAGCATATGAACGCTGCTTGCCACCCATTTCGTACATGAAGCCCATATCCGCAGGCTGCATACCCGCATAGACCCTGCCAATATCAGCAGCACCACCAGCTAATTGACCGTATGCCTGACCAATATCAGCCTGCATACCGCCCATTTGACCATAGGATTGACCAAGGCCACCTGTAAGACGTCCTGCTTCTAAGTCACGTTTCTTCACATCTTCAGCAGCACGAGCTTGCGCTTCTGCGCTAGATAGCCCCATGCTACGATACATATCAGCCGCTTTTAGCATACGATCTTCGCCAGACTCAAATGCCTTTGATTCCGCACCTAATTGCGTTGTGCCAAGGCGTCCAAGCTCTTGACCTGCACCTAATTGTCTTTTCATAGCGTCTTCGTAGGCTTTCTGACCCATCTGGCCTTCAGTAGTTGCCGCCGCTAGGCCGCGTCTCGCTGCGTCTGAAAAAGCCGATGATTCTAAGTTTGCGCCCGTTGCACTCAACTGACCTGTAACACCAGACGCTTGCAGCGCACGTTTGCGCCCTGCTTCATCTGTTGCCATAGCGTTAGCCATCGACTTGTCATACCCTTGAGACAATAATCCAGCTATGGTTTTCTGCTTTTGCTCTGAAATGGCTCTTTCTGTTTCTGCGGCCTGAACGCCTGAACGAGAGCCGCCGAATGCTCCTGCACCAATTGCTTTAGCGGCACCAGCCTGACGCATCTTTGATCCTTCACGATCAATGCGTGTCATTGCAGCGTCAATTACTTGTTCTTTGTAAGGGTCCATAAACTCTTGAGCCGAACTAGGATCGAACTTACCAAGTCCCTGTTCTGCTAGTTCAAACGCACGGCCTGTTCTACGATCAAATGCCGTCTCTGCGCCAAACTTACCACCAGAGTCTATACTCTCTGGAGTAAACTGACCCAATCCACCTTTTACAGTTGTTTGAGCATCACTAAGTAACGAGTCAGAACGAGTTTTGGCATCAAAGGTATCTGTACCTTTTCCTATATCCTCACGAACACCTGACAACGCAGTGTCGTAAATTCCTTTTGCGCCAGTAGTTCCACGGCCAGCATCAAGGTAAGTTTTTGCGTCTGGAAAGTAATCCGCAAGACCTTTATCTATACTTGTTTTGCCAGCGTCCAACGCACTAGCCGCATCAGGAAGATATTTAGGTGTGTTGGTTTCGTCCAAGAAATATGGATCATAACGACCCATAAAAGCGTCACGGCCTTTGTCTGTCCCAAATGTTGCAGCCACTGTATTCTGAAGATCAGCAGCGCCGGGAGTACGGCTGGCTTCAATGACATTGCCTTCTGCGTCGAGTCGTTGCTCTCCAGCTTGAACATAATCTGGAATATTAAAGATGGATGGATCATCCATCGTGCCGCCCATAAGCTGACCGATTACAGGATCACCTGTTTCTAAAACTCGCGTTTCACCTGTTTGTGGATCAGTATATTCATCGCCTTCTTTAAGAGGTTCACCAAAGTATTTACCAAGAAGGGCCTGATCAATATCTTCAATGTACTGTGGTTTTTGTTGAATAACACTTTGTCTTGTATCATATTGGCTGGCAGTAGACATTACGCTTTCCTCTCCAGATTATCCATCATGCTATACATTTCCTGTATGCCCTGATTTAAATCCCCGTTTCCTGCGCCCTCAACAGCGCCTCTTGTCATTACAAATTCTCCTGCTGTTAGCATAGCAGGAACATCATCTTCTGTGCCAGAGCCTTCGCTTGGCATAATGCCACCATCCCTACGCGGGTAATATGCTGGGCCACCTTTATTTAATTCAATTAAACTAGAATTTGGAGATGAGTTTTGCGCCAAATACTCTTCAATTTGTTGTGCCGTTCCTGATGGTCGCTGTGTATTAGCAAGAATTAGGCGGCTAGGGTTACTTCTTTTTTCTGCATAGCTTTCATTAAATCTACGCGTTGCTGCCTCTTCGTCTGTTTCCGTATCATCAGGCGGGAACAACAGGTCTAAAACCTTAGAACCAAGACCAAATGCCAAAGACTCACCAATCGGTGTATTTAAAGCATTAGCAAAAAAACCACCTTCGCTTGGATCAGTACCAAACATTTCGCCTATGCCCATAAGGTTCTTACCTCGCGCCACCTCATTAGAACCAGTCGTACCAGATGACTTTAAAGCGGTTTCTAAAGCATCTGTGGGACCAGAACCAGAAGCCAGCCTTCCAGCACTTTCTGTGTCCATTCCAAAAAACGCGCCAAGACCAGAATCACCACGGCTTAGATAACTTGCGCCACCACCAGCCATGCCGCCAATCAAAAGATCACGAAGGCCAACGTCTTTACCTTGTATTTTTCGTAAGGCCGCGTTGCCAACAGCGCCTTGAACAATGGGATTTGAAGCAGCTTTCCCTAAGAATGAAAGGACTTTATCGAAGAAGAACTCAGGTTGCCCTGTCGTTGGGTTCATACTGTTTTGACCAGAACCAACTGTATATCGCAAAGGATCAGCGCCAACATCCTCAAATGCCATGCCCAAACCACGAGTAACTTGAGGGTTACTTTGCAATACTTCTTGCGGCACAACCATCTCGCCCGGAGCGACGTGTGCCATCATTGTATCACCGTTTCTACCGTATTGTGACATGCCTTGCATATTAAACCTCGTGACCACTTAATTTAAGTTACCAAATATTCCTTTAAAATACTAGAGCGTAGAACCAGAAATCTGATCGGGGGCTGTAACCCGAATATTTGTGCTTCTTGACTCTGATCCAGTCCAGCTTTCACCGCAATCTGGGCAGTTGCCGTCTGGGTATGACGCAATCTCTTGAGGCGTATCTACCTCATTTTTACAGTTTACGCAAGAAACAGTCTCTGTGCTGCTAGATGGACTCCAAGTTGACCCATCAGGAAGTGTAATAATAGTTTTGCTCATGATATAGCCACCGTC